CTCAACTGGCTGGGTCTGCCGGATTTGCAATGGGAAGCGCCAGCCGGGCCGGTGGTCATGCCGCCCGGCCAGCCGCCGACCGGCGACGACCAGGACCAGCCGCAGCCGGGTGCGCCGGTGCCGGCCGCCGGTTTCCGCAAGCCGATGACCAACGGCCACGCACTAGACAGTTGGGGTGCGCTGTGACCGCCCCTGCGACGCTGCCAGCCGACCAGCAGCCGGACCTCACTCCGGTCAAGGCGGCATTCGCCGCGGCACTGGCGGCGCTGCTGCTGCGATGGGGTGCCGTGAAGGCCGCCTGGGTCGCTCAGCTGGCCGCCCAGGTCGCCCGGGCCGCGCAGGATGACGACGTGCGCGCCTTCGCGGAGCTGGGCGTGGATCCGACGCAGGGCGCCGCCGTGCTGGCCGACGCCATGACCGCCTACGCCCCGACGGCCGCTCAGCACGTCGTGGACGAAGCGAAGGCCCAGGGCGTCACCGTGCCTCCGCAGGTCCCCGACAGCTCCGTCATGGCGCAGCAGGCGCTGGTGACCGCGGAGTTGCTGGCGCTGGCCCTGGCGCTGTCGGCCGGCAATGAGGCGCAGCGCGTGCACCGGCGTGGCCGACCGGGCGCCGACACGGCGGCCGACGTCAGCAAGCACCTCGACGGCCTGACCGACGCCGTGCCGAAGGCTCAGCTGGGCTACGCGCTGCACACGGCGGAGCTAGGCGCGCGGCTGGCCACCCTGATCTACACCGACGGCGTGCGGCTGTACTCCGCGGAGCTGATGGACGATCACCTGTGCGTGCCGTGCCGCGAGGTGGACGGGACGCTGCTGGGCGTCACCGGCGGCGACATGGCCAAGCTGTACGCGCTGTACCCCAACGGCGGCTATGTCGGCTGCCTGGGCGGGATCAACTGTCGAGGGACCGTTATCGGCGTGTGGCCGAAGGAAGGTGAGTGAGGTGGGAAGTACCCTCATCCGCGCCGCCGCGATCGGCGTGCACCACACGGCCACGGAGGATTCCGCCTGGGACGGTCCGGCCGCCGAAGCGGCCATGCCGAACAACGCCGCGACGCTGCACTACTGCTTTGCCTGGGAAGATGAGGCAGGCTCGGACGTCAAGGAAGACTACAAATTCCCGCACCACCGGACCAAGGGCGGCCCGGCCAACATTCCCGCGTGCCACAACGGATTGTCGCGGCTGGAGAATTCGTCCATTCCGGACGGAGACAAGGCGGGCGTCCGTGCCCATCTCCAGGCCCACATCGCCGACCACAACAAGAAGTCGGGCGACAGCGCGGACAACGCCGTTCAGCAGTTCCTGGCGCGTCGCCGTGAGCAACTGAAGGCCACCGCGAAGGCGACGACCGGCAGCCGTCCGTGGTACTCCATCCAGGCGCGCGCGTCGGAGCCTGACGTCGTGGACGTCATGATCACCGGCGAAATCGGTTGGGACGTAGACTCCGGCGTGTTCGCCCGTGCATTGGCTGAGCCCGACGTCGCGAACGCCAAGACGCTGAACGTCTCGCTGAACTCCATCGGCGGCGACGTCTTCGACGGCATCGGAATTTACAACGGACTGGCCAACCATCCGGGCCGCATCGTGATGACCGTGACCGGACTGGCCGCCTCCATCGCATCGGTGATCATGATGGCTGGCGACGAGATCATCATGGGGCGGGGTTCCGAAGTGATGATCCACGACGCGCACGCCGTCCAGATCGGCAACGCCGCGGACATGGCCAAGATGGCCGAAATCCTCGATCGTACCTCCGACAACATTGCCACGTTCTACGCCGAACGCGCCGGTGGCACGCCGAAGGAGTGGCGGGAGATCATGCGCGCGGAGAAGTGGTACAACGCGCAAGAGGCGGTGGATGCCGGACTGGCCGACAAGGTGGCGCCGCCGAAGGAGCGCGTCAGCGTGGACTCCTCGGCCATCACGCTGGTGGCGCGCGACCGACGGCGACCGGCCGCCGTGGCGCAGGCCTTGAACGACGCCGTGACCAGCGACGACGGCCAGAACGACTCGAACGAAGACGCCAGCCTGACCGGCTTCCTGGCCGGACTCACCGACGAGTTGCGTGACGAGTTCGCGTCGGCGCCACAGGAGCCGACGCTGACCAGTCTGGGCGACGACATTCGGGCGGCCGTCGCCTGGGCGGCCACCAACGTGGCCGAACCGCAGACGACTCCGGTGGACGACAGTCTTCCGGGGCTGACACAAGACCACCTCGCCGACATCCGGCGCGCGGTGCAGGGAGAGTGACATGAGCAGGACGGCAACGCAGCGCGCCCGGGACGTGGCGCGCGCCAAGGGGCAGTTCGCCATGCTGGCCACGGCGGGCATCGACCCGTCGGCGGTCGGCAAGGTGTTCAACCGCGCCACCGTGCAGGACGACGACATCAGCACCATCGCCATCCCCGACACCACGGCGGGGCTGGAGGAGATGCTGGGCGACGTCGATAAGCTGCACCAGCTGGCCAAGGCCGGCAAGCTCAAGAACGTGCTGGCCGCCTACGCCCGCAAGTCGATCAACGCCGACCTGGACATGCGTCGGCAGGTCAACGAGCTGGCCCAGGTCGCCATCCAGGACATGCTGAAGGACGCCAAGCTGGAGGGCCTCAAGCCGTCCAGCGTCCTGGACCTGACCGGCGACGACGCGGCCAAGGCGGCGTTCGGCTTCGCGAAGTCCGGCAAGGCCGACGCCCGCGCCCGGCTGTACAACAGCAAGGCCATGGGCGCCAAGCTGGACAAGGACTTCGGCAACGCGCTGGACTTCTGGACGACCATCTGGCACCAGCAGTCCAACACCGCCGACCGGCAGGAGAAGCTGTCCCGCCTGCGCAACGCCTTCTCCAGCAACGTCCCCTCCGAGGGTGGTTTCCTCATCCCCGAGACGCTGCGTTCGGAGATCTTGCGGGTGGCGCTGGAGACCTCCATCGTCCGCTCCCGCGCGCGGGTCATCCCCATGGAGACCCTGCGGGTCCCGTTCCCCGCGATCGATTCCACCTCGAACACCACCAGCGTCTACGGCGGCATCCAGGCGTACTGGACCGAGGAAGGCGCGTCGCTCAACACCACGGCGGCCAGCTTCTCCAACGTCACCCTGGACGCGAAGAAGCTCACGGCGTACTGCGAGGTGCCCAACGAGCTGATCGCGGACTCCATCGGCTCCTTCCAGGCGCTCATGGACGAGATCTTTCCCGAGGCGCTGAGCTTCTACGAGGACTATGCGTTCCTGCTGGGTTCCGGCGTCGGCGAGCCGCTGGGCGTGCTCAACACCGGCAACAAGGCGATCGTGGCCGCCTCCGCGGAGACCGGCCAGGCCACCGCGACGATCATCTGGCAGAACATCGTCCGGATGTACGCCCGGATGTTGCCGGCGTCGCTGTCGCGCGCGGTGTGGGTGGCCTCCATCGACACCTTCCCCGAACTGGCCACGATGTCGCTCTCGGTCGGCACCGGCGGTTCGGCGATCTGGATCAACAACGGCGTGGAGGGGCCGCCGATGACGATCCTGGGGCGGCCGGTGCTGTTCACGGAGAAGACGTCCACCCTGGGCAACCAGGGCGACATCAGCTTCGTGGACTTCGGGATGTACCTGTTGGGCGACCGGCAGGCCATGTCGGCCACCTCGTCGGCGCACTACAAGTTCGCCAACGACGTCACCGCCTACCGCGTGCTGGAGCGCGTGGACGGCCGCCCGTGGCTCAAGAGTTCCATCACGCCCAAGAACGGCGGCCCGGCGCTGTCGCCCTACGTCCAGCTGGCGACCCGGCCGTGAGCGGCCAGCAGTGGCGACCGATCAGCTACTGACGCAGTACCCGGCCGAACGCCGGCAGCCCCGGCGTTCGGCACCACCTCCCCGGCAGTCACACCCCGGGGCCAGCCTGAGCAGGGAGTGAGAGGCCATGGAAGGTCTTGGCAGGGTCTACAACGTCGTGCCGATCGCGGCCGGCGTCGAGATCAACATGCGCGAGGTGGACTCCGTCGACTTCGTGTGCACCGGCAACGACACCTTCACGGTGACCGCGGCGCCGGCGATCGGCGGGAGCTACACGTCGCCGGGCAACATCATCACCAACAAGTACACCAACACCTCCACGGCCGGCGCCGCCGCGTGGGTCCGGGCCAGCCAGGCGGCCAGCAACGCCGTCACGATCGCGTCCGGCGCCGTGGTGTTCACGGTCAACGGCTCCAGCCTCGCCGACGGCCAGACCACGGTGAAGTGCACGGCGGGCGGCTCCGGCCTGGTGACGGCCGTCCTGCACGACCTCAAGAGCAAGCGCGGTCCGGCGAACCTGCCGGCCGTGGCGAGCTGAGCGGAGCGCCGACACCATGAGCAACTACGTCAAGGACACGGATCTCCTGCTGATCGGTCTGGGCCGGACCGTCCAGCGCGCCGCGGCGAACCTGCCGCAGACCGCCACCGGCAGCTTGTTCGCCGTGTCCGGCGGACGGGTACTGGTCACCTCGATCGTCGGCCAGGTCACCACGGTCATCCAGGCCCAGGCCAACGCGGTCAAGCTCCGCGCCGTGCCCACCACGGGGTCGACCAACGACATGTCCGGCACCGTCGACATCAACGGTGCGGCTGTGGGTTCCCTGCTGGCCGCTACCGGCCTGGCCGGCGATGCCCTGGTGTTGTCCACCGGCGGGGCGATCTCGCTGCTGCGCAACCAGATCCTGGTGGCGGTCGGCAACATCGCCCTGACCACGGCGGCCAGCTCCACCGGCCAGATCAAGTGGGCGCTGACCTACTACGCCTACGACATCGGCGCGGCCG